CTCCAGGTCGTCAACCTGTAGGCGATCCTCAGCCTTTTGACCGCGATGCCCCGGGGGGTTCTCCTCCGGGGCATCGTCGTGTCAGGAGGGGCCTCTCTGGTAGACTGAGCCCGGCAGCAACAAGGAGCACGCCACCATGACCGAGGCATCCACGGCCCAGACCATCAACCTGTACGACCTGACCCAAGAGACCGCCCCCAACAACGTGGTGGTCAACATCGGCGGGAGCCCCATCCTGATTGGCGGCAGCGAGCACGTCACGAAGGACAGCGCCCGGATCGACCCCGGCGACCGCCGCCAGGGCGACTACTACTTGGACATCCTGGCCAAGACCCCGGACGCCGTGCGCGGCCTCTGCCAGGTCTGCAAGGTCCCCCAGGCTACGCTCGACAAGGTCGACGCCGCCCGCCAGGTCGCGACCGGCGAGCGGGCACCCGCTTGGGTGCTGAAGGCCCGCAAGCAGGCCGAGGAGCAGGGCGAGCCCCCGGTGTTCGACTCGCAGAAGGCCGCGATGGTCGGCATCCAACGGCGCAAGATCAACACCGAGGTCGAGGCCAACCGCCAGCAGGCCGCGATGGGCGCGACGGTCAAGGACATGACCACCGGCTACGCGGATCTGGGCTAACCTATGCCCGCACGCCGAACCATGCGTCAGAACGTCATCGTCTCGCAGGGTGGCAAGACCGGCGACGCCCACGGCACCTACCTTCGGGACACCAACGTCTCGGAGGCGGTCGCCGCAGCCATCCCTCCGGCGCTGGTGCATGTCGCCAGCGAGCCCGGCAGGCCGACGCCTCAACCCCAGCCCATCGCGAAGCCGGCGGCTAAGCAGTCGGTCCCCCCGCCGTCGTCGCCGACGCCCCAGCCCATCGCGAAGCCCGCTTCGCTCAAGGCATTGCGTAGGTGGTCGGCCCCCAAGCTGACGAACCTGGCGGAGCAAGAGGGCATCGAAGCGGAGGGGTTGGGCAAGGACGGTCTTCGGGCCATTCTGGCCACGCACTTGGGGCTCAAGTAGCAGCAGGAGGCGCCTGTGTCGACGCAAGACGGGAAGGTAACGGTCGGGAACCCGGTCGGGATGACCAACACCCCACCGTCTCTGGCGTCGGGCGCCACCGCGCACAGCAACCACTCCCAGAACGAGTGGCGACGCGCCATCTACGACGAGTTGGGGGGCGTCGGGGTCGACCCGGAACTCCACGTCACCCAACTCGACGCGGCCATCAAGCGGGCGCTCCAACTGTGGAACCGCTACCGGCCGGTCAAGCAGGCGTTCCCCTTCCTTGTTCCTGCGGCGCAGACCGTGGTCATCACGTTCTTCGCTGATCCCGAGCGCACGAACGAGTTCTGCTGGCCTAACCAATACATCCGCAACGTCATCGACGTCGAGTTCTCGGACACCACCCGGCAGACCCCTGGGTACAGCGCGGGAGCGCAGGACAGCTACTTCCTCAGGTGGGGAGCGCAGGGGCCGCGTCTGTTTTTTGAGCTTCAAGTCGCGCAGCGAACCTACGAGCGGTTGTCCGGGACGCGGCCGGCGTGGCACTGGGACGCGATTGAGCGGAAGCTGTACCTGTCCACGGCTGCGAGAGACGGCGCGAGGGTCATGGTCACGGCTACGCGCGAGCGCAAGCTGGCGGAGATCGGGTACGACCAGGAGGAGATGTTCCTCAAGGCCGCGACCGCGAGGGCCAAGTACTACCTGGCCCGGACGCTCGGGGCGCTCGGGGAGTCGATCCCTGGCGCGGGCTCGCCCATCACGACGGACGCGAGCGCCCTCCGAGATGAAGGCAAGACCGAGTGGAAAGAGGTCGAGGAGAAGCTACAGACCGCGCTCACGTCCGTACCGCCTCCGAAGTACATCGGGTGATCCGTGGGCGAGGGTAAGCCAGGGCGACCGAATCGGGTCATCAACGACGAGCGGCTGAACCCCAGCGTGTCCCTGGTTCATCGCGATGCTGTGGTCCTGTCTGAGCGCGAGCGGCCCATCTGGTGTCGCGAGCGGCCCCGCGTGGTCACGGACTACTACCCCCGCCGCCCGCTGCCAGCCGGCGACCCGGCCTCCCCGTCCGGCGAGAAGGTCGAGTTGAGCGAGTTGGCCGACGACGTCATCGCGGCCATCGGCAGCGGTGGTGGGGTCACCCTCATCGTGGAGGAGGCCGATGGTTCTCCGTCGATCAGCCCGACTACGCAGATCACTGTCCCCAACAGTACGCTCACTCTCGGAGCCCCTGGCGAGGCTGTGCTCGATTTCAACGCGTTCGAGCTACGCGAGGTCGTGCTCACCTTCTCCGCGCTCGTGGCGGTCGGGACGGCCATCAACATCCAAACCGGCGTCTACGGCGGCGCAGGGTCCCCGGCGGTCGTGGACGGTGACGCCGACGTAACGCTTCCGACATCTGGCGCTGCGTTCAAGGGTGATGGTCGTATCGAAATCCACCTGAACGGCAACGAGTTGACCAAGGGCGACGGCTCGGGCAACGGAGAGGCCGAGTGGGTATCGTCTACGCAGATCAAACTCAACATCAAGATCAAGAATAAGGGCGCAGTACTCGTTCGCGCCCCTTTCCCAACTGCGTGAGGTAAACCATGCCGTCATTAGACCAAGAAACCCAGGTACACAATTCCGACGTGTACGACGACACGATTGCCTCTGGGGCCGGGATGGAATCCCCGGTAGCGGCTAACCAGAACCTGCTGTTTGACCTCAACGCACAGCGGTCGCAGCTTCGCCGCCTCAATGACCCTTCTGCTACTGACGCGAGTACGGACGACTGGTTTGACCCACCGCTCGACTCGTTCGGCCTGCGGCAGATCCACGACAAGAAGTTCGTCTACGTTCGACCGCTCGATGCCAACAACGGTTTCACGTTGGGCGCGGGTGCTCTGGGCATCGTTGTTCCGAGCACGTTGATAGCTGGTGGCTCTGGCGTCATCGCAGTGGGGCCGTCTAGCACGCAGAACGGTGCTTACGTCGCTGCTATCGAAGCAGGGTTCACGGTACCCGGCACGTTGGGCGTGGGCCTTTCGGTCGCGGCTAGCGGCGGCGCCATCGTCCTCAACACGGTGGACCTGTTCATCGACGGGACTAACGATCCTCCACTCGACGCCGGCACGCGGGTGTTCGGTCTCCTCCAGGTCCAGACGGGTGTAGCGGACGGCACCGCTATCGCCGGGAACCCGACCGAGAACCTACAGATCAGCTTCGTCAAGGTCGATCCGGTTACGGACGCCATCGTCGCGGTCACGCTCCCCGCCGCTGATTACCAGTTCCGCCTCCCCTACCAGGAGGATTTCTTCACGCTCGACAAGGGTGCGCTGCTCGGCGGCGCGCTGCCTGACATCATTGATCCAGGCTCCACCATCGCCCGTCTTCCGTTCCGCCATTTCGATGTGACCGCCGATGCGGCGGCGGCGGAGACATTCAACGTTCAGACGGGTGTGTTCTCGGGCACGGGCACTTCCACGACGTTCGCCACCTTCGGTACGCCGATCCTCCCTACTACGGCTGCTGAGTTCCGAGACGACGAGCGCGTGAAGATTTTCCGCAACGGCAACCTCCAAGGGAAGGGCGTCGGCCAGGACATCCAGTGGATCTCCACCACGACGATCAGCTTCGCCAAGAAGGTCAAGGTTGACGATGTCATCGTCGTCATCTCACCGGCCAGCTTCTAGGGGTAGTTCGTGCCCGAGCTTCGCAGAGACCAGTTGGAGTTCTTCGACGCGGTTGACACCGTAGACCCGGGGATCAACAACGACATCGTGCAGGGCTACCGCAATGGGTCGCTGTGGTTCAACAGCGCCTCGTTAGAGGTTTTCCGGTTAGTCCGCCAGGATGCCGGCATCGCCCTGTGGAAGCCGTCTGTGGAGTCTCCTGGCGGCGGTGCGTCTTCGGCTATCAATCCCGGCGAACTCATGTTGGGCACGTTGCTGGACTATCCGTTCAGCGCAGGAACGGCCAAAGGCGAAGTCACCTACGTCCGAATCAAGATTTCCGCAGGCGTTGAGATCGCCTCTATGCGCGTTTTCTTGGACAGCGGCGGTGCGCCGTCAAGAAATATACGTTTGGGCCTGTACTCTCAAACAGACCCTTTGGATGCCTCACTACTCCCGTCGGTTCGCATAGAGCAGACGGCGCAAATCAGCTTGAACGGTTTGGACGGCACGTTTATCACAGGAGCCCTGCTAGGCGGCAACTTTCTCGTCCCCACCACGGGGTTTTACTGGTTGGCCCTAGTAGTGGACAACACCAGCGCCAAGTTCGCGGTGTCGGCTACGCACAGAGCTAACTTTCTGAACGTCCGGCACGAGACTCCCGGAGTTACAGCCGACCTCCCCACGCCTGTGGGTGTCACGACTAACCCGGTTTCTGCGGTGCCTTATCTCGCAGCCGTGGAGGCTTAGATGCCGTTTGTTCCTGACATCAACGCAAAGCTCGTAGGCCCCACGACCAGCGACGGGAAGAACATCGTCACGCAGGCCGTGTTCCCAGGGGACCAGAACATCTACTTTTGCGGTCGCGGCGACGACGTCGCAGGCGGCGTCCGAGGGAAGGGTACGCCCCTCCGCTTCCATGAGACAGGCCCGACGGTGGCGCCGCACCACCAGACCACTTGGCAGTTCATCGACAACGTCTACATGATCGGGGGATCCTTCGATGTCCTGAAGGGTGGCGAAGGGGACATAGTCCATTTCGACTTGGTGGCGGGTAAGACTGACGTCGTCGCGAATGGCACCACGGAGGGCAACTGCAACCTCGTGTCTGGCGTCGTCATCGTCCCTACAGTCGGGGGCGGCGCGACCGGCACGCACGACGTTGATGTCGATGCGGCGTTGAACGCGAATCTCGCGGACAAGAGTGACGGCTCGGCCCCCAACAAGGTGACGCAGGCTGTCCCCGTCCCAGCAGTAGGCCCGGCCGATGACGAGGGGAATGATACGCCGGCCGGGTTCTGGAATTGGGACGACGACACTGGAGTCATCACCCCAGCCATCGGGGCGGGCGGAGAGCCTGAGGGTTACTGGAATCTCTACACCATCGACATCGTGCTCACGCATTGGGTCGAGGGGTTGCAGCTTTGGGACCTGACGGACGACGGTTCGGGTGCGCGGGCGAATCACGAGTTCATGCTGCCCACGAAGGCCAAGAAGGTCATCCCCCACTGGCAATGCCGCGTCACGTTGGAGATGGTGTCGACCCACGATGTTCGTGGGTCCTGGGTGATCTACTTGGGCCGCACGAACACCACGTAGGGAAGCATCAACATGGACGACCGAATCCAAATACTCGCGCAACGGCTTGCTGCTGACCCGAGCGACCTTCAGGCGCGCAGCAAGCTAGTCGGGTTGCTCGCACGGTCGCTGACTCAACGGCTCACGCCAATTCCGATTTTGTCGGCGGATGGTGGCGGCATCCGGGGCTACCTCCAGATGATCCTCATCGCCCGACTCGCCGCGATGTTCCCCGGCTTCTTGGCGAAGGCGAAGAAGCTGACTGGGGCATCCATCGGGGGCATCAACATGCTCGGCATCGCGGCCGGGCTGTCCTTGGATCAGGTGCTTGACATCTACGAGTCGCGAGCCGTTGACATCTTCAAGGACCGGGGACTACTCGATCGCCTGACGCCCGACGAACTCTGGCGAGCGGACTTCGACCGCAAGGACCTCGATGGTGTGCTCAAGGACGTGTTCGGGGACATCACGATGGACGAACTCGAACGCGATGTGCTCATCCCGGTGTTCGACCTCAGGACGTGGAACACCAAGTTCTACGACCGCCATGACCGGGGGGTGCTTGTGCGGGACGTCGCCGGCATGACCAGCGCCGCCCCAACCTTCTGGGCGTCGCACCTGTGGTCGCTCGACGGCGGCCTGTTCGCCAACAACCCAGCCGACAGCGCCATCGCCGCGACGATCCGCCAGCTTCGTCAGGAGGGCTGCGAGGACTACGCTCTCGGTGGCCGAATCTCCTGCCTGTCCATCGGGACGGGCGAGGTACCGCACAACGCACCGAGCCCGGAGCCCGAGTGGGACGCCGGCCTGAAGGACATGATGCCGCTTCTTCTCGACATCGTGTTCGATGGCGGCGTCAAGGCCAGCACGTTCCGCGCGGAGCAGGCGCTCAACGGGCGGTTCTGCCGGCTACAGCCCCGGCTGCCTTCGGCGATCAGCTTGAGCGACGTCAACAAGATGGACGAGTTGAAGCAGATCGCCGACCTGACGCCGCTCGACAGGGTCGCCACTTGGCTGGAAGACGTTTGGGGTCTTCAGCGGGCGGCTTAGTTCTCGTTGCGCTCCTCGTTCAGCCGCTTCTGTAGCTCCTCGCCCTTGAGGAGAGTCGTCTCCCGGTACGTCGTGATGGCCTGGACGGTTGTCTTGAACCGGGCCACGCCCTTTTTGCGCTGTTCTCGGGCTTCTTCCACCTGCTCCTTGCGAACCTCCAGGCGCTCCGCAGGGCAGTGGATGCCGCTGATGCCGTTGATCTGGGGGAGGGCCGTAGTAGGGCTGGGCTTGGCGTGTGTGCCGGAGTCAGTCAAGTCCTTGGCTGCGGCCTGCGCCCCTGCCTTCAGGCGGCGGAGAGCCACAGAGCGTTCCAGCCGAACGGCGGCAAGCTGATCCTGGAGTGCGTTCCGCTCAGGGTGTAGTGGAGCAACAGGACTAGGCATCACGATGAACTCTCCTGATGGTGTCTTCAAGGTCGCGGAGCTTGACCATGACGCCGTCGATCTTTACTCCCAAGGCCGCGACGGCGCGACCCGTAGCTTCGCACGCCACCTTCTGGGAGTCGATGGTGTGGGAGAATCCCTCGATGGCCTGAACGGCGGCTGTGACGGTCTCCTGGGCACCCCGTTCTCGGTCGATCTGTTCGCGGAGCAGTTTCTCCTGGTCGAGGAGCCGCTGGTTGGCGGTGGCCTTCTCATCGACCAGCCGCTCGTTCTCTTGCGTGTGCGAACGCATGAGCAGCCTGTAGCAGGCATAGCCGAGGGCGACAGCGACGACGGCGAGGATGAGCGCGGCGCCACCTTGGATGATGGTCTGGAGAAGCCCGACACCCTCCTCAGCCGATTGGGCAAGCAAGAGATACGAGCGCATCGCACTGTCCTGGGGGATGGAGGTGGTTCGGCTCCACTACACCTTAGCACCCCCAGCTTCTTGTGCCGGATCAGCGGATCACGTACGATCGACGACGGCGAGACGGCAGGCAAACGCCCTGTTGGCGCTAGGGACGATTTCGGTGGCTGGAGCCCAGTACTACCGCCCGGATGGGGTGGGGGTGTTCCCCCTCAGCTACGCTGCCAGGCTTCGCACGGTCTTGGAGATCCAGGCCAAGCGCGACCGCCGCCACATCCCGCCCGTGTACTTTTGGCGCCTTCTGACGCCCGAGGAAGGCGAGGCCGGCGCCCCCGACAACGAGTACTTTGAGCAACCCTTGATCCACCGCCGCTACGCCGCCCGCGTGGCTGTCCACCTGTACGTGGATGATTCAGGGGAGTCGAAGGGCGCGAAGCGGGGGCACGTCGAGACGGCCGGCACCGCCAACATCGAGATGACCCGGGCGGAGTGCTCGCGCCTTGCCAAGCTGTTCGGCATCGCGTCGGACGAGATCCCAGATCCCTTTTACGTTCCGCAGCCCGGTGACCTTTTCTACTACAAGGGCGTCTGGCTCACCGTCCATCAGATGACCGACGAGGACCACTTGGGTCCCACGGGCATTCCGACGATGTGGAAGGGCACGGCCGGACAGCTTCGGGACGACGCGAGTGTCCCGGTCATCTCAGAGCGCCCAGACCTTGCTGTACCCGAGGATCCACCCGGGCGTTCGCAGCCAGAGATTCCGCGCCAGCCTGTTGGCAGGGATGAGGTCGAATGGCCCGGGTAGTCGCGACACGCTACATCCAGGTCAACGGCCGCCGGGTCCCTGTCAAGCAGGTCAAAGGCTTCATGCAGTTGGTGATGCAGGGGGTGCTGGAAGCCTCGGCGGAGCAGTCGAGGGTACTCGCGGAGGAGACCCGCGAACTCATCATCGACAAGCTACTCGCTGCCGCCCCCGACGCCCCAGGCACCAACACCACCGTCGGCAAGCCACCCCGGCAGGGAGCGGTCCGAACGGACATCCCGACGACGGAGCGCAAGCCGTACAAGCAGGAGCCACTGGCTGAGCGGACCGTCCGCAACAAGATCCAACGAGGCGAGGACGCGAGGAAGCTGCTGGCGACCGGCGACTACATCCGTGGGATCGAGGTCCGCAAGTTCAACCTGCCTGGGCTCGGCGTGATGTGGGGGGTGGGCCTCGCAGACCGCGATCACGAGCCTTCCGGCCTGCCGCTGCGGGTTCTCGCGGAGATCCTGGAGAAGGGTAGCGCGTCAGCCCGCGTGCCGGCCCGGCCGCACTGGCGGACCGCCTGGAGGAACCTCAAGCGCCGCGTCCGAGAGAAGGGGCTGGAAGCCCAGGCGGAGGGCCTTCGTAGGGCTCTCAGGCAGGTGCGCTGATGTACGCTCCGCTGTTCATGGGCATCCGGGATTTCTTCCGTCAGGCCAAGTGGAATGGCGTACGTGTGCCATGTGTGTTTGCCGGGCCGGACCGAGCGCACGCCGAGATGACCCGGGTGACGCAGAAGCTCCTACGCGGCCAGCGCACCCGCCAGCAGGTTGAGGATTCCCCAGCCCCGCGCCCGTTCATGTCGCTGTGGATCGACCCGCCGAAGTACAACCCGACCTGGAACTCCCCCGCTACGATTCGGGGCGTCACCAAGGACATCGCGACGGGCAACGCCACCAAGATGCGGATGCCCCGGCCTGTCGAGGCGTCGGTACAGGTTGACCTCTGGCTGCCCGAGGAGGGCGGCAACCTCGTCGCGCAGAGCATCGAGCCGCAGATCGAGCTACGGTTCACCACAGGCGACATGGTCGGGATCCCCATCGACTGGACCTTGGCCAAGTGGTACAAGCCGCCGTTTTGCGTCTTGGAGCACGCCAAGGTATGGGGCCGAACCAGGCTCCGCCTCTACACCGAGGGCTGGTCCGACTCCTCGAACCTGGAGTTCGCCGAGGGCGCCAAAGAGACGCGGCGCACCTGGGCAGGGCGCATGGAAGCGTACTTGCCCTACAGACCTGAAGAAGCCCGGTTGGTGCGAACGCTAAACTGGGAGATACTCAACGCGGCGGACGAGCCGCCTACCGTCCTAGAGACGATGTCCATCGGCGCGGAGGACTAAGAACATGGCTGCACCCGGAATCAACATCAACGTTTTCGACCTCACGCTCTACGCGCCGAGGACGACCAACGCGGTCATGGGATGCATCGGCCCCGCCACCAAGGGGCCGGTGAACGAGGTCAACGACTTCACCGATGAGGGCAACTTCACCAACCGCCACGGGCGGCCGGTCGTGGCGCGGACGTACGCCCAGCGCGGATTCAACCGCTACCTGAAGCGCGGCAACCAGGGCAAGTTCACGCGCGTTGCCGGCAGCGACCTCGCCAGCGCGACTCTGACCCTGTACGACGCCACCGGGCTGCTTCCGGTCCTCCGGTTCACCGCGTCGAGCGCCGGGACCTGGGCCAACGCGATTCTCGGGGTCGCCATCACCCACAACGGGACCCTCAACTACAACGTCCAGGTGTTCTTCGACGGCGAGCAGGTCGAGCGGTCCTACCTCTCCCTCGACAACGGCTCGGTGGAGACGGCCATCAACGGTCGTTCGGGGCGCGTCACCGTGGAGGTCCTGGCAGGGGCCGGCGCCACCTTCCCGGTTGAGACCGTCAACACGTTCACGCAGGCGTTGGAGCCCGTCTTGATGGCGGGGGGCAACGACGGGTCGCACGCGAGGTCGTCCAGCGCCGATTCGCCTACGGGCGGGCTGGTCGGCAAGCGTTTTCACGGCACGATGGATTCAACGGCCGGCGAGCGCGTGTTCGAGAACCTGCTCACGATCGGCGCCGCCCTCAGCGGCCTTCAGATCGCCTACGGCACGCTCGGCACACCGGCCCTCCCGGGCAGCGTGACGATCCGCGCTGAGGTCGGCGCCGGCTCCTTCGTGGAGTTGGCTGACGATGGCGACCTCACGTATGCCCCGACCGGCGCAGGGCTCGGGCTACTGGAAGGTCCGGCGGGCCTGGTCGGCTTCATCGACTACCGAACGGGGGCCTGGGGCATCGACCTGACGGCGGGGGCCTCGACGTTCTTCGCCACGGGCACGGTCGACGCCATCTGGGTTCGCGGAGTCGCGGAGTCGGCGGGTGCGACGTCGGCCGGCGTGGAGGACTACGCGGGGAACCTCTCGCAGTTCCCGCTCGCGCCAGGCCATTTCCCGTCCAACAAGGCGACCTTCATCCTCACGGCCGATGAGGTTGCTGGGAACGCCACGCCGTCGGCGGCTGGTGCTGCGTCGAGCGAGGCCGCGCTCAAGACCCTGGCCGGCTGGATCATGCCCGGGACCATCGTGTTGACCCCCCTGCATCCGACCGACCCCACGCCGCCCGCCGTCTACGATGACGGCTTCGGCGGGTGGCGCACCGCTCCGCTCGGCGGCGGCGTCGCGGTGGCCGGCGCGGTCGATTACCGGACGGGCATCTGGTCGGTCACGACCTGGGACCCCGTCGGGGCCATCACGATGCCGGCGGCGGGCACGACCCAGATCCTCGCCGAGTACGATTTCCAGATCCTCAACATGGCCGGTGCGGCGGTCCCGGGTTTGGCGGCCGAGTTCGAGGCGGCTACGCTTCAGGCCAGCGACGCGGGCGGAGACGCCATCGCCGCTGACACCGATCCAGGCGCGATCAGGCTCTCGCTTCCGATCACCCCCGGCAGCGTCATCCTGACCATCTCCGACGTCGGTGGGTTCCCCGAGACCTACTACGACGACGGTGCGGGCGGATGGCTCGACCGACCGCGTGGTGACCCCCGCGCAGCGGCGGCGACGGGTACGGTCAACTACGTCACGGGAGCCTGGACCATCACGGCGACCGGGGCCATCACGGCGACCGCGAGTCTCGTGAGCACGCACACGGCCGCCCCGTTCGACAAGGCTCGCCGGACGCTCCGAGGAACCGGCCCGCAGTTCGTCGCCAACACGACGCCGAACGCGGCCGGGCTCAAGAAGACCGCCCCCGCCGTCGGCAACAGCTACAACGGCTCGGACTTCCTCGACCACACGACGGGCGCCTTCGCATTCGGACTCGACCTCGTCACGACAGGCGCGCGGACCTTCAACCTCAAGGAGGGCGCCGCCATCACGGCGGTCTACGCGCCGGCCGACATCCTCGGATTCGGCGACGGGACGACGACGATCTTCACGGGCACCCTGTCCAACGCCCCGCATCGCGTTGAGGCTGGTCGGCTCCTCGCGATGCAGGGCGGCCAACTGTCCGTGGCTGCTACGGGCGACCCGCAGATCAGCCGGTCTTTCATCGACCCGGCCGACGGCCCCGCGTGGGAGGAGAACGTCGCGCTCGCGTCCGATCCCGACAACGTGATCGTGTTCGCTACGGGCAACACGTCGATCCAGTGGACCGGCGCCCCGGGCCTGGAGGAGCCCGTGTTCGTGCTCCGCGAGGACGTGGTCGCCCACCTGGCCAGCCGTTACCCCGGCGACATCGGCAACGCCCGCCCCGTCACCGCCGATGGCCTCTACGCCGAGGTCAGCGCCGATCCGACGCTTGCCGGGTCGTTGCGCCTTCGGGTGTTCTTCAACGCCGCGCAGATCGAGGCGTTTGGTCAGGGCGAGGGCCTGGAGGACCTGGCCAACAAGGTCAACAACCCGACGTCGGGTAGCGATTACGTCCGTCTGGAGATCGAGTCGGGCGGGCTGACGTTCCCCGTCGATTCGGACGCCCTCCAGAGCCTCGCGATGGCCGGAGCTTTCACCATCGCCGACGTCGTGGGGACCCGGGTCGGCAACGTAGCCACCGGGATGCAGTTGTACCGCAATTTCGAGGTCGTCCCCCTCGACTGGCTGATGGTCCCCGGCCAGTGGCATCGGCAGGTCATCTCGGCCATGCAGGAACTCTGCGAACTCAAGGGCCGGCGGTGCATCGGCATCGTCCCGACCCCCGACAGCGAGGACGCGTTCGAGATCCGCGACTACGCCAACGGCGAGTACATGGCCTCGACGCCTGGCGGTGCGGCTGTCGCGAGCGCGCGGGTTCCGTTCCCGCCGCTGCTCGCCCTCGATTCCAGCCAACTCGCCGTGTTCACGCCTTGGGTCCAGTACTACGACCAGTACACGGCTCAGGATGTCCTGGAGCCGGTCGACGGTGACATCGCTACGCTCGTGGCCATCACGGACTCGGTGGCGCGGCCCTGGTTCCCGATCGCAGGAAACCGGCGCGGCAAGGTGCTGGCCGACCGCCTCAAGTACTCGACGCCGAGGGAGGACCGCGCGCTCCTCTACGACGTGGTCGGAACGCGGACCGAGATCATCAACAGCATCGTCGCACGCGCTGGACGCGCGCCGACCCTACAGGGCCAGCGCACAGCGCAGCGCAGCCCGACGGCGCTCGACCGCATCAACGTCCGCTGGACCGTCAACGTGATCCAGAACCAGTTGGACGCGGGGATGCAGGATTTCGTGTTCGAGTTGAACGACAGCATCCTGTGGCGGGAGATCGAGGCGCAGGCCAACTCGATCCTCCAGCCGATCATCGAGCGGCGTGGGCTCCAGGACGCCTACGTCCTGATCGACGAGACCACCACGACGGCGCTGGACATCGACGCCCTCCAGGTCAACGCGCAGTTGTTCATCAAGCCGGCTCGTGCGGCTGAGTACCTGAACTTCGACCTGATCCTCACGCCGACCGGGACTGACTTCGCCGAAGTCGCGGTCGCCGGGTAGCCCAGCAGCACAAGAAGGACGGACTGAACGATGGCCAGAAGCCCATACCGCTACGCAGGCAAGATCCTGGCTCAGGCCCAGGGCCAGTGGAATCCCCAGAAGCAGAACATGGGGATGCTGGAGTTGGACATCAACGGGATCGTCCCGGGCGGCAAGGAGGTCCTCATCCTGTCGCTCCAGGAGTTCACCGTGCCCGGCCGCGAGGTTGGGACGGGCGAGTTGCCCTACCTGAACGGCCGGGTCAAGTACCCGACCGCGCCCTCGACCCTCGGTAACGTTTCCGCGACCTTCCGCGACTTCCCGGAGACCGGCGCCCGCCGCATCCTCCACCAGTGGTCGCAGTTGGTCTACAACGAGCGCACCGGCCTGATGCTTCCGCCAAGCGCGCTCAAGGTCACAGGGCACCTGGTCCTGTTCGCCGCCGACGGCACGCAGGAGCGGTCCGCTACCTTGGAGGGACTGTGGCCTACCAAGGAGCCCGAGGTCAACATCAACTTCTCGCAAGGCGAACACATGATTCTCCAGATCGACTTCGCGGTCGACTGCGTCATCTGGGACCCGAACCTGCTGGCGCCCGTAGGCGCCTAATCCACCACCCACCCCATAGAAAGGAGGGTCCGTGACTGCGCCGAACCAGCCACGTCCTCACACGTCCATTGGAGTACCCCAACCCGTGACCGCTACCCAACCGTCAGCCGCACCCCAGACGCTTGTCGAGGCTCAGGCCGCCGAGATGGCGCGGGCTCAGCCGAGGCGGGAGGCCCCGGTACAGCGCGACCCGCTGAGCCGCCCGTACACCCTGCCAAGTCGGGGTCTCTGGTACCCCGCAGGCCATCGCGGTGAGGTCTACATCGCGCCCACCCGGGGCGAGCAGGAGGAGGTTCTGGCGGGTATGGGCGCTGGAGCCGCCGCGATGGAGTCGCTTCGCAACGTCGTGGAGCAATGCGTCGACCTGAACGGGCTTCCGCTCGATCAGCTTCTCGTGGACGACTGGCCGGCGTTGCTTCTCCACCTTCTCGCCTACTCGTCCGGCGACGAGCGCGTGTTCCTCGCCCCGACGTGCCCTAAGCCGCGTGGGTGCGGCAGGCCGAGCGACCAGACGCGTGCGCTCGACGACATGGAGTGCATCGACCTACGGCTTGCTGCGCCGGACGAGGTACCGACCTGGCCCACCGTTGAGGCCGAGGACGAAGACCCGGACCTGGTGCTCCTCGCGGAACTCAGCGGTGAGCACGAAGCCGGACCCGTCACGGGCATCGTGATGCCCGGTGACATCGAGGAACCCTTTAGCACCGGAGCCCTCGCGAGCGGCGACCAGATCGCCTGGCGCTACCTGCGGATGGCTGACCTCCGCATGGCAGAGGAGTTCGCCCAGCGAACGGGGAGCGGCCAGACCAAGCCGGGCTCCAAGCTGAACAACGTCCTGCTCGCGCTTCACATCGTCACCATCAACGGGAATCGACCGGGCCTGGTAGGCGCGTACTCCTGGATCAAGCGGACGCCCTCACCGACGCTGATCCACCTTCGGCGCGAAATCGAAAGGAGGTCGTTCGGCTACTCCATGCGCCCCCGCTTCCGCTGCACCCACTGTGGGCACTCCTTTCGGGCGGAACTCCCGCTGGACGGGTCCTTGTTTCGCAGCGGCCGTCCCTGACCTGGAGTTGATTCGGCAGGAACGCTACGTCCTGATGACGCGCGGTGGCCTGTCTTACATGGACTGGCGCGCGATGGCGCGATGGCAACGGCTCGACCACCTGGCGCGGTGTCAGATGGAGATCAAGCAGAAGTCGGATGTAGCAAAGCGCGGTGGCTGGAAGGCGATCATCGGTCTCGTCGTCGGTCGTCTGATTGGAGTGACGTAGCGTGCCAGCAGGTGTCGGAGCATTCGAGGCGATTGGGTGGATCTTCTCCGCCCAGGACCTAGCTTCGTCTGTTGCCGTCAACGCCGCGTCGACCATCAACGCAGCCGGCGTAGGCATCGAGATGGCGCTGGGTGGAGCGGCTGACGCCGTGACCATTTCCACCCAGGCCATCGCGCAGGTCGTAGGCAAGTCGGTCGAGGTGATCGGCGCGTCATTTGAGGGCGTGTTCGGGGACGCTGCCGACACCGCCCTGTCGATCGGCCGTGCCGGCATCGATGCGCTGGGGTCCGGGCTCACCAACACCTTTGACTCAGGCATCAACACCCTCGACAGGTTCGCTACGGGCGCCACCGCGTCGTTGACGCGGTTCACCGAGACCTTCGCCGTTGCGACCGGGTCTGTCATCGAGGGCGGCATCAACGCGATCGACAGGTTTGGCAAGGCGGGCGTTGAGTCCTTCAACAACCTCATCGAGTTCGGGGGCAAGGTCAAGACGCTGGTATTTGACACGCAGTTGTCGTTCAAGAACCTGGGCGGGGTCGTGACGTCCGTAGCCGGGGTGATGCAGGAAGGACTCAGCGGCTTCGCGGATGTGACCTTGGCGGCGATGGGAGCGAGCATGGTCACCATCGCGGGTGTGGGGGCGAAGGCAGCCGCCCGTATTTTCGAGATGGGCCAGGCGGGTGCTGGCGCGGCCGTGAAGATGGGCGGCCTCCTCTCTACGATGTTGGGCATGAACGAGGCCAACGCATCGGGCGCCGGAGGGGGCGGGGGATTCCTCGGCCCGTTCGCGAAGCTCGGAGCCCTGCTCGGGCCGATCATCAACCTGCTGTCCACTACGTTCGCGCCGTTGATCGAAGGGATCATGGTGCATGTCCAGAACGCGCTTGGCCCGCTTCAAATGGCGATGGAGATGATCGCCCAGGATCTTGGCCCGAAGATCGCAGCCCTCCTCATCCCGCTGGTGGGCGTCCTGGAAATCGTGGTCGCACAGGTGGGCGGGCTACTCTCCAGCCTCCTCGACACGGGACCCGCCTTGGGTGGTGTGACGCAGATCGCCGGGATGTTCGGGGAGGCCGTCCAGTCGTTGATGCCGTCGTTGCTCTTGGTCGTCGAGGCTTTGATGGGCGTGGTCTCACAGATCCTCCCCGTGGTTCTCAGCTTGATCCAGCAGCTACTCCCCATCGCAACGGAACTCATCACGCTCGTCGCGGATCTCGTCGCGGAACTGCTCCCCCAGATCGGCGAGATGTGGGCCGAGATTGGTCCCTTGCTGG